AGTATGTATATGTTATTGTTTCTTTGTTGTTGTTTGTTTCTTTATATATATCGATGTTTTCCGACTGACGGGTTTCACCGAGAACGGGAAAACCGGATGTCGGTGAATCCGCTTCTTGGGTAATTTGAGGCGAATCGTACACGATATGGTTCCACCCATCCATTCTGCCTGTAGCGACATCTATTTGACGGCAACTTAGAACATACCCCTTCTTTTGCAAGGATTTAAACACCCTGTCTACTGCGTGTTTGCCGTCTGGCATCTGATCGTAAAGATTCTTTTTGTAGAGAACCCAATTCTCTGGAAGCGAAAGAAGGAAGCAAAGCATACCCTTCTCTTCCATCGTTAATTCTTTAGATTGCGCGATTTCATTTGGGATAATCGCAAAGTCATGCTTGCGCTTCCCCTTTACTATTTGTCCTGTATTCATAAAATAAAAAAAGCCCGCAAGAGCAACTTTACGGGCTAATTTCAGATAAATAATTATTTACCTTATCCCAACCCCCGTTTGCTGTTGCTCGTAAACAAACGGGAGGCGGGACATATTTGGCAAACATAAACTAATCACGCGAGGTTGTCAAGGGTTTTCTTCATTATTTTTTATATGCCACATCTCACAGTCCCAGCACATATAAACGATTTGGTCAAAGTCTTTATGTTCAAGTGCCTCTTTTCGAGTCTTGTAGCATCGCTTGCCACATCCGTATATGGAGTTCTTAATCATTAGATACAGGCATACTACAGTTAGTAAAATTGAGATAATAAACATACTGCAAATTTACTCTGTTTAATACTATTTCCAAGCACCAAGTTGACACTGTGTTGTTTTTGAGTATATTTGCAGCATGAGTAATTTATTTCCGCCCGACCACCGGGTATTTATAGAAATAGAAAACAAAACAGACAAACAAATTGACGCGGTAATAACCAAGGTTGGTAATTTTTGCCCATTCAAGGTTGGCCAGCGTGTTTGCGTTGTTGGAAAGGTAGACAAAGTTGAACTGCAAGATGTTACAGAGTATTCTGTGCATGAGCGATATATTGTAATGATTTATGAATAGGGTTCATAACTGGGAGCGATCCATAAAGTTGGTCAAGCAGATGCTTGATGACAAGATTGAGATATATGAGGTAATGAAGATATTCACCCCGATGGCTTCATCTGCCCGGAGAAATCTTCTTTATTGCAGCCCACACATAAGCGCGGAAGATTTGGACCAGGTTGAAAAAGCTATCCAACGATACAAGTCCACATTGGAAGAAATGGGTAAAACACAGGTTGAGACTCGAATCAAGCGTTCGATGTACTTCCAAAAACTGAAAGAGCATTATGATAAGGACAAAAACAAAAAATAATTACCTCCGAATCATCGAGGTGTACGAGTACTACATCGAGCGTGAGAATACCGACATGAAGCAGATTGAAAAGCTCATGAGTAACTGGGACGCCATAAACCTGTTTGGAACGTACTCATCCTTGCGCCGGGGCGTTAACAAAATCAAAAAGAAGTTGCCTGTAGGTAAAAAGAATTTTGAGACACAAAAGAAACTATTCGAAATCTATAAGCATACACTATGAATTTGTCAGGACTAGACTTGGATAAAATTAGATTGATTAATGGAGACTGCATCATTGAACTTCATTCGTTGACAGAGGACGAGATTGATTTCAATGGAGGCAAGCTGAAAATTGTCAACAAGGTTAAGAATTACATATCTGATGTTGACGACGATGAGATGATTGGTATAGTCAAGGCGTTGAAAAAGTCGGGCTATAAGGACAAACAACTTTTGAAAGAATATGAAATAATGTCAAAGGAGGCTCATAAAGAAGCTGATCCAGACAAAGAAGATATTCAAGGAAAACAAGCGGTTAGGCGCGGAAAAATAGTTAGGATTGCTGAAAAAGATTTGGCTTATCAAGGGTGGGACTACGACTGCGAGTTTGATGCAGTGGTTGGAGATGATGTTTGGTTTGACGCCACATTCACGCGAGAAATGATTGTTGAAGGAGAAGGAGGTTGCATAATCGATGGTAAAGTATATTTAACCATATCCAAGAAATCAATTTACGCAGCCAAGCGAGGCGATGAAATAGTTAGTCTAAACGGATACATAATTGGAAAAGTATTAGGAAACGAACGAAAGTTCGGGTCGGTTTATATTCCAGACAATGACGTTCAACGAGTTGAGGTTGTTGTTCCTAACGCTAGAGTTCCAAGGTACGCAAGCCCTGATGTTTGGACTAATACAAAGGTTATAAAAGGTGATGTAGTTTGCGTTAGAAATATTTATGCAATTAAACTTGACCCAACACTTGCCAAGACTACTGATTACGTGCGATTTCAGCCGCGAGTAATAATGGCATACGAAAGATGATAAAATTAGATTTTAGTAAAATATCGTACAACATTGAAGGTGTCCCGGACGATGAGGCGGTAATATATCGCTTCTCGGACCTCGCCAGTCAAGCACATATCCTTGACAGGTCAGACGATCTCCCAGAGGGAGTCAGCGCCGACAAGGTTGTACGATACCTGATATATATGTTCGCTCCAGGTACTCCCGTGAAAGATGCGTATCCGGACATCAATCAGCGCAAACGATACACTTTGAACAAGCTGAACATCATGGTTGATGACACGGATCCGGACAACGGGTACGCCCAGCTCTGCATGATGAATGTGGACTGGGCGGTGGAGCGTTACATAACCTTTACCCGACTACAATGCTCGGAAGACTATTCGATTATGAGTACGGCAGATATCCGAATAGCCGCACTGCAACGTGCGCTGTTGACACAACCTGTCGACAGATCGAATGATGACAAGAACTTCCAGGCTGGTCTTGAGAGTTGGCGCCAGACCCTTGTAGATGCCCGTAGTCGGATAATGAACGACGAGGTTAGCATTACGCTACAGAAAGCAATTACTTTCTCTGTACGCGCTGAGAACCTTGGAATCCAACCCGAACACTACGCAAGAGTGTGGCGTGAGAAGAAAGAGATATTCCCGGAGGTTATACCATGAAGTACGAATACGAGGAGGAGGATAAGTACGTTTCCTTTCACGAGGATGACGATGAGTTGGATACAATTCGTATCCCACTGCCTCGCTTAGAGGAGTGGTATTCTCATCATTTAAAGCGTGAGGTTACGCGGGAAGAAGCGCTAACTTACGTGGATGGTTATGGTCTTGCGCCAAAAGACCAAAAGTTTCTATATCAGGAAACTCCTGAGAAGATAAAACTAATCTACGAGGTTGTGTTCAATAAGAAACACGCAACCAACAAGACCAAGTACAAGGAGGTTGGAGACGTTCGTCTTGAGGATATTTACGAAGAAATAGAGTCCAATCAGAAGTACTACGCAATGGAGATTGAGTGGATTAAACTCCAAATCAAGCGTAGGTATGTAGGATATTGGTGCTTCATCAAGGGAAAGCCGACATATCTAAACGGTGCTAACTACTTTTTCTTAAATTTCTGGACGGTAAAGAATTTTGGAAAGAACAACAACCGTCCCGACTACCGCGACTACCAGCGTAAGATGTTTCATCTGTTTATGTACGCGTATACGACAGAGGACGCATTCTACAAACACAAGGTTCTGTATCGGGAAGATGGTATGGTTAAAACAAAGTACTCAAACCAAGACGTGAAGAACGTGGTTGACGAAATGAACGAAATGGGTGTAGAGTATTTCGTTGAGCCTAACATCAACATTACAGTTACGAAGGGTAAACGAACTGTACACGGAATCAACTTCGTTTCAGGACGTCGTATCGCAAAGACAGCTATTGCTTGTTGCTTCTGTACGTGGGGAACACTCAATATGCCCGACCAGACCTTCATCATCCAGGCGATGAACGAGGATCAGGCGGTCAATAAGATATTCATAAAACAAATCCAAACACCTGTAAGCAAACTGCCATTCTTCTTCCGGCCTCATTATCGGGGAAGGATAGAGGCGAAGGAGGGCTTACGTTTCCAGTATGAAGGAGCAATCGCATCAGCAGCAAGGGCAGGAATTGTCCCCGAACAAATGGAGTGCTTTATCACGCCGTTGCCTTCGACGGAGAAAGCGGCGGATGGAGAGGCGGAAATCGCTTTTGTCTACCGTGACGAGCCAGCGAAGAAAACGGATGCAAAGGCAGCGGACCAAAACATTCCGACGTGGTGGTACAACACGATGAAACCAGCCATCGAGCGCGGGGAGAACATTAGAGGATTCTGCATCATGCCGTCTACGGTGGGTGACATGGATACGGGGGGTGGAGCGCAGTTCTTTGACATTGCCAACGACTCGCACTTCTCTGACCGAAACGAGAACGGTACTACGCCATCGGGACTCATCAACTTCTTCCTTCCCGGTTACTACGCGGTGGAGGGATATATCGACGAGTATGGGGCAAGTATTATTGATGATCCCAAGGAACCCGTAATGTCCAACGAGGGCAAGTGGATTACCAAGGGAGCCAAGTCATATTTGTTAAACCAAGCAGACTACTTCGAACGCAAGCGCGAGTGGCAGAAACTGATCAAGTTACAGCAGAACTTCCCCATGACCTGGAAGCAAGCGTTTGCTGTAATCCCCAAGGACATGGGTATGCCCATCGAAAAGATGCGTGACCGCATATCGGAACTTAAGTTTTCTCGCACTCCAATTACAACCAAGGTAAATTTCAAGTGGCTAGGCGACAAATTTGGCGGAGACGTTTATGTGGAAAATGACCCAAAGGGAAGTTGGACAATGAGCTATCTTCCTCCACTAGAACAGCGAAATAGAAAAACTGTGGTTACTGCTGAAGAAGGGTATATACCGCCAAAAGACAGGGGACTGATATATGCGCCAGACCCTTCTGTAATGAATAAGTTTTTTCTTTGTTGTGACCCGGTAAAGTTCCACAAGAGAAATACAGTAGGTAAGAAGAAATCAAACGCAGCAGCAGCTGTTTTCTACAAGCGAGATAGCCAAGTTGACCCAGACACCAAGCCAAGGAATGAATGGGTTAGCAACGACTGGATTTTGATTTACAACAGGCAAACTGAAGATAAGGCAGAGTACCACGAGGAGTGGCTCAAGGCTGCCATATTCTTAGGAGCATACGTGTATCCTGAATGGCCCGATGGAGAAGCGTTGGTGGAATACTTCCGAGACAATGGGTTTGACGGATACCTTCTCAAGGACTTGGGTTCGGATGGAAAGCAGGATAACAGACCCGGAGTTTGGGCAGGAGAGGCGGAGAAAAACGAGATGGCTGGAGACATCATGACGTTCTTTAACAACAATGTTAAGTACGTGAAAATGTGGGAGATAATAGAGGAATGGAGCCAGATGAGGGGGCTTGATGACCTGACTAATCATGACTTGTGTGCAGCTACAGGATGGTGTATGAGAGCCATAAAAAGCAGAATGCCAGATCTTTACAAGGAAGTTTATCAGCCAATAGAGGTTAAAGGGGGATTCACGATGTTTGATGTAGAATAATTGTTTTCAACTATTTAGTAAAAAATTTACTACATTTGTCGTGGTTAACTAAATTTGTACGATATGATATTGCCACAGATAGTTGGTAGCGTGTTGTTTCCAAACGACAACATTCCCGAAGTTGATAAGCTAAAACCTGAGTTTGGCTTACGTGCTGCACGAGCAATGTATTCTCGTTTTTGCGCGGGTGGCACATATTTCACATACACCCAACTGCCTGAGATGCAGGAAACTAGGAATTACGGCGCCGGAAATCAATCTCAAGAAAAGTACAAAAATTGGTTTACTAATGGATCACCAATAGGGACTAAAGGTATTAGTCAGGGTGAGGCTTCGGCGACAACAAAGGGAATGAGTAAGGCACAGAGAAAGGCTATGGCTAACATCAGCTATGACGTTTTCTCACCAATGCGTAAATTATCAAATGTTCTTCTATCGATTCTTGCAGATAACGACTATAAACTTGATTGTGTTTCTCTTGATAAAAACATCATCAATAAAAAGAAGCGTAACAAATATGATGTTTATGCTAAGGCGAATTTTATTAACCCGTTAATGAAAGAGCTTGGTCTACCAGAGTATAAACTTCCGTTTATGCCAAAGGATGAGACCATGATTGAAATGGCTGATCGCCTTGGTTTTTTTAAGACCAAGTACGAAGTCGCGTTAGAAAAATTAGCGGAGGCCGGATTTCGAGCTTCAAACTGGGCTGGACAGAGAATGGATTTTAATCGCGATGCAATTGACTTTCATTTCCGCGCAGCTAAAGTTTATAACGATCCAATTACAGGCCAGGTAAAGTTTCAATATATTGACCCGGCTCGTTTAGTTATGCTTTGGAATGAGGATAACCAAGAGGAGCCTGTAGCTATTGGACACATTGAGGCGGAAACAATTCAATCTATTTTCCCCAAGTTAATAGAGGCAGGGTTTGACGAGGCTCAAATTCAGGCCATGGCTAAGTCGTATGTACCCTATCAAACCAATGTGTCCACCATTCCACAGTGGGCGTTTGAGCGCAAAGACTCAACCACAAATCGTTGGGTGTGGATGGACTTTAAGGTGTATGTCTTGAAGTTTGAATATCTTTCTACTGACTACAAGCAGTATGTAGAACGTGTTAATAAGCAGGGTTATGGAAGTTACGTTCGTAACAACAAGCCTGTGGATGAAAAGAAAAAGAACCCAAATGACACCTATGACGAGGTTGCCTGTAATTACTGGTATGAGGGTTCATATATAATCTCCGGCACAGGCCAGGACCGAATTTACGAATGGAAGAAGAAGCCCAACCAAATGCAGAAGGGTCTTTCTCCAATGAGTTCATATGTAATTCATAGAATTAACGGTCAGTCACCAACACGCAGCGTAAAGGGCTTGCTTGATGACTTGATGTTTGCGGTATTAAAGTTACGCGCAGCTGTATGGGCAGCTGCTCCAAAGGGATACAGAATTGACGTTGGCGAGGCCGCTAACATCAAGATTGGAGGTGTAGAGTACGACTTGTTCGACCTCATGCACATCCACCGTCAGAACGGTATTCAGATTGTTGCTACTAAGTTTAATGCGGCTACCGGTAAGTATGTTTCACAGCCGTTGACAGAGATGGACAACGGATTAGGGCCACAAGGCCAGGAATGGCTTGCCCAGATAGGTAACCTACAAATGATGATCAAGGACATCATGGGTATTCCGGACGCAATGGCGGCAAGCCCAGATCAGTCGGCAGAGCGATTGGTTGGGGTGATGGAGCAAGACTACGTTGCTGGTAATCATGCTAACTGGCCGCTCCGCGAATCTGAGCGTCAGTTTAAGCAAAAACTAGGAGAAAGAATTATACATCAGGCTCGTATCGATATTGAGTTTGACCCGAAAATTAGAGAGTTTTACGAAAGTATTATTGGGGAGCATATGATAAATGCTCTTGACGATATACAAGGCCTTTCATTAGACCAGCTTGCCATATCTTGCAAGGTGTTGCCAAATGAAAAGGAAAAGAGCGCAATATTACAACGCGCCATGCAAATGTCTCAGATGCCAACTAAGGACGGTGCGGTTCTTCTCAGCCCATCGAGCGTTGAGCGTGTTGCTCAAATGTTAAAGAACGGAGACGTTGACGAAGCGCTCTGGTTTATGGCCACAGAAGAAACGGATGCCCGCCAGAGAGAGCAGCAGTACGCGCAAATGATGATGCAACAAAACATCCAGGGTCAACAGCAGTCGGCCCTTATGACCGAGGAGGCTAAACGTCAGACCATGATGCAGAAAATGCAAATGGAAATTGAAATGCATAGAGAAAAGGCAAACCTTGACTTGATGAAGGAACAGCAGTTGGCTAAATTAAAGGCTGACGCAGACTACCAAGTGCAGGTACTCAAGGGACAGCAGGCGTTGGATGAAATTAATCTTGAGGCAAATCTTGAGGCTGAGTTGGGAAGCGAAATAACAGGCAGAATATAAAACATATGGAAAACAACGAATTAGAAAATCAAAACGAGCAAGTTAACGAACAAGTTAACGAACAGGAAGTCGAACAAGCAAACGAGCAAGTCAACCAGGAGGACATGCCTTGGTTTGCTGCATATGGCTATGAAAACGAGGATACGTTCAAATCTGAATTTGAACAGTTGAAGGCGTACAAAAGTCTTGCGGCAGAAATTGAGGAAAAAAAGAGAGAGGTTGAAGAGGGTTGGTCGTTGCTACAAGAGGCTGACGATCCATTCGCGGGAGTTGAAGAGGCCCGTACAATGGTCGCCTTTGGCAAGAAAGGAATTAACACCTCTATAGCTAATCAAATTGTCTCCTCAACTCCAGACAGTTTGATGGAAGACCCATTAAAGGCTTTGGTAATTGCCGAAGCTGTAAAGAATCCTGACAAGTTCAAACGTCTTGGCCAATCGACTATTGAGGAAGCCATACGTGAAAAATACAACTTAGGTGACGGCGATTATTACGCTACAGCCCTTTTAAAGTCTGATGCAATTGATGCAATCGAAATCATTGAAAAGACTAAAAAAGATGTTGAAAGTGTTAAGAATCCTTTTACCTTTGCAAAAGAGCTAAAGAGCCAGACTCAAAAACAGATTGCGGAAAGACAGAACATCGCACTTGCCGAGGCAGAGACCTACGCCAAGCAGCTGAAGGATGTCCCCTACAAATTCGGCGATACGGAAGTTTCGTTAAAAGTTTCAAACGAAGAGGTCGAATCGATTTTGAAGTCGCAGTATGCTGGCTATTTAGGTCAAGCCTTTGACACCACCACAAGGGAAGGTAAACAGGCAGTGCGCGATTGGCTAACGAACCAAATCCTCATTCATAAGGTTCAGTCTGGGGATCTCGGAGTTCAAATTGCTAAGTCACTTACGGCCCAAACCGAAAAAAAGGTGGTACGCGAAGTCTACAACGGTCAGCCTAAAACGCCGAACCGTGTAGGCAAAACGGCTGTAGATCAGAAGGGATTAAGCCCTGCCCAGCGAGATTTGATGGAGCGCGGTATTCCTCTGCCATCTCAGTCGCTAAAATCATAATTAACTTTTAAAAAAAGACTAAAATGGGATATACTCCTGGAACACCATTAAACCCGTTGAGTACGGGTCAAATGAGTTACGGCTCGATCCAGAACAACTGGGACGCGCTTATGGAAGATTTTGATGCAGTAGCATACTTGCCATTCGGTGACGAATATTGGGATGCTATGAACCAAATCATGAACGCTGTAGGTAACCGCGAAATTGCGAAAAACCCTAAGGTTCGTTGGTTTGAAATGACTCGTATGGAGGCGCCAATTCTTGTAGATGGCACAGCTGCTTACGCAGGCCCACCCGCTGGATACACTGTTACAATTAACAGCGCGTATGTTACAACAATTGGTACTACTAAATATTCTTGGCCGAATATTGGTGATATTTGGAGAGATGCAAACTCTGGCGCTCTTTACCAAATCATTGCCAAGCCTGCTGGTGATCAAGTAGTAATGATTCCATTGATTGTTGGTACAGCAGCACCAACCGGACTTATGTTTTACGTTGGTAATTCTGCTGGAGAAAATACGGGAGCTTATCCTGGTAAGTATACATTCGACACGGTTCACACTTCTCCTTTGCAGACGTTCCGTAACGACAGTACTTCTAGCTCAGAAGCTCTTTACAACCAACTTTGGTACTCACAATTAGAAAACGGGGTTCAGACTCCATATTCTAACTCACGCGACATCATCTACTTGCAGCGTGAACACCAGGTGGCTCTTGTAAACACATTCTTTGCTGGTGTGCCTTCAAACACTCCATCTGGCACTTACAACACCGGGTTGACTGCAACCTCTTTCCAAACAACGGAAGGTTTGCTTCATGCTATCGAAAATAACAATTCCGGTAACAATGGTGGAGGTACAAATACAGTTGTTCAAACTTCTGGTACTCCTGATATTTCTGACTTCTATGCAATGGAAGCTGCCTTGACCTCACAAGATGGTTCAGTAAAGAACTACATGGTGTGGGCTAGTGGGTTTATGCAATCCTTGATGGAACAAAGTCTGTTTGGAACTCCTACTGTTGCTGTAAACAACCCGCTTCAATACAACGTACAAGTAAACAAGGTTCAGATGGAAAAAACCTTCTGGGGCGAGGGCGCTTACGCTGACTTGATGAGCAAGACCTTCTCATTCAACAACCTCGTGTTCAACAACAAGAACTTTGGATTTGTTCGTATGGGAGTGTTCGACAACCCAACCATGCTTGGCGTTGGAACTCTCGCGGCTGATAACGCTTGGAAAAACTATGCGTTCTTCATCCCATTGAGTACTAACGGAGGTGTTGACGATGGTATCGGTAACATGGGTAAGTATATCCGTCTGTGCCATAAGCCAGGTGCATTCATGAATATGTGGCAAACAGGTGGTCGTGCGGCAGCTAACAAGACTGACGTATGGCAGCTCGGTGTTCACATCGTATCTGAAGTAGCTTACAAGTTTGTAAACGCTAACAAATACGGTTTGTTCAAGTTCTAATTTTAATTAGTAAATTCAAAACCGGGAGAGGGAAACTTCTCCCGGTTTTTATACAAACAAAAAATAAAACGATATGTTATTTGATTTAAGCAACAACTCTCCTGTAGATGTTCCAGAATGGGCAGAGCAGGAATTACGAAATGATTTTCCATATTTCTTTAATGAAAAACGTCCTGTAGTTTTAAGAATTAAGGACAACTATAAAATGAGAACATACAAGGTTCCAACAAATCAACCGGATGCTGACCCAATACTTATGATTCAGTCTCCAGGGGCCTACTCAATAAAGACAAGAGCAAATTTTTATGACAGGGAAACAGAGTCTGAATACACGTTGATGTACACAACGTCCGCACCAACAAACATTAATGGTAATTACTCGTATACAAATTCGCGTATTGCTATAGGTGATGGTTTTACGGTGCAGCCGCATCAAAAGGATTTGCTTTTTTATGTGCATTATATGTGTCCAATGATTGACGGAAACAAGGCCATGTATAAGTCGCCAGAACTAAAGTTTTATTACGAGAAAAAAGATATAGAGGCCAAGAGCAAAATTAGCGCAGCAAAGGCTGCTCGCGAACTTGAGAACCTCGTTTACTTTGATTTGGATTACAAAACAATATTGAAGGCTGTAGACGGGCTTGGTCTAAATCCTCTTCACACAGAAGAAGAAACTCGTGTGGCATTGCATGATGCAATTAAAAATGGAAGCGAAACTTTCCGTAAAAACGCGTTTGAGATTTTCAACTCATCAAAACCTTCTCCAGCAAAGTCTTCAGAAGGCGAAACCCTCCACGAGCTGGTAAACAGACTTTTGAGTGAGAATTTTATCAAAAATGAGGACGGAATGTGGTATATTCGCGACCGTAGAGGCGATGGTACAAAGTGGTTGAAATCACCATTTTTTGAATCAGAGCAAACGGGTAGCGAGGCTGCATTTGCATTGATTGACCACCTCAAGGTAAATGAAGAATTATTAGGTAAATTAAGAAAACTATAAAAAGATGATTAGCACCGTATCCTTTTCGTTTGATATAACATCACCCACCCCAAAGTGTGTTATTGTAGACTCAACAAACTATCAATTTTCATTGCCGGGTCTCGACGCAAAAGGATACGGTGTTCTTACTTTTAATGGTGATATCATTGCGGCTAAAAACACTCCAAGCAATCCGTTAATTAATCTTGCATTAAATCAAAATCCCGCATATATTGATCTGCCTTTAGATATTAACGGAAATGTTGCTAACGGAGTTTATTCTTTTGTGTACAGCCTGCGTTTAAATTCAGTTGGCGGAGTAGGTTTTGAAGGTGATGTTACCGGAGGTACTACTTTTACATCGTATTACGCAAATTTAGGCGATATATTAAACATTGGAAGTTCTGTAACCGTTAATGGAACAACCACTACTGTTGCTGGTATTTCTACCAGCGGCCCAATGCCCGTAATTACATTGTCTACACCGGTCGCTAACGGCATCAATGTCACAATGACCTTGAACGATGTTGTGACAGTTCAGTTTAGTGAAACCTATACGTACTCTGGATGCACCCAAACAACTGCTGACGTTTCATTTTCATATGATTGCGAGTATAAAGACAACGGCACATGGGGCGTAGCAAACTCAACACAATTGGCTTCTAATGAAATAGTTAGCGACTTGAGTTGCACGATAAGCTATCCATCATGGACTGGTGTAAATCCAAGTTTTAATCCTGAAATTCTTACGACATCTCTTCCATATCCAACACTTCCTGATTCAACTCCGTTAGCGACCGGTACTTATAGCGTGTCGTTAACTCAACAAATTCAGCAAACTCAAACAGATGGGTTGGTTGTTCTTTATACAACATCCGTTGTTAAAGAGTTTGTTGTAAGTTGCTCCGGTTCATTGTGTGGTTTATTGCCATGCATTGAAAACTTACGTGCCGCACATCAAGCAGAACTCGTTAGAAATAAGGTGTCTAAGTACCAAGTTTATGTAGATAATGTTCTTTTGTATTACACGGAGGCTGTAAATTACAGAAACTGCGGGGAAACTGATAAGTATAACGAGACGCTTGCTAAGATTCAAGCAAATCTTGACTCTTCTGGATGCGAATGCGCTTGTTGTGATAGCGAAAGTTATTACTGGGTGTCAAACAATTCAGCTAATTCTGTAATTAACAACTTACTTCAGTCATTTCAGTTTAAATTATTTGATCTTACGCCCCCCGGACCTGGGTCTCCTACACAATACGACGACGAAAGCAAGGGTGTTGAAGTTGGCGCGTTATGGGAAAACGTCAACACGAAATTATTGTATGTCTGCACTGACAACACGCTAAACAATGCCATTTGGCAACAATATTACGACCCAAACGCCCCCTTCCCCGGATTTAACGCACAGTCTATTAGTTATGCGGGTGCGCCATTGTATCCAGGACCTACAAATGTAAAGGATGCACTTGACATTGCTTCTTCAAACATAATAAGTCAAGGCGCGGATATTACAACCTTGCAAGGTGACATCATTACACTCACAAGTGCTGTTGCTGGTAAATTAACCGCAAACTCCCCGATTGCTGGTGGGGTCGCAACTAAGGTGGCGTATGATACTAATGGACTTATAGTTTCCGGAACAACTCTTTCTGCGTCGGATATTCCTTTTGGGGTTGACGCACAAAAAATTTCTACCGGATTAATTAATAATACCGAGTTTGGATACTTAAATGGTGTTACATCAAACATCCAAACTCAATTAAATGGCAAGTTTCCATTAAACTTAACTGCGGACACAACTCTTGACTACAATAACTTCAAGTTAACGCTGTCAACGGGTACTAATCAAACCGATATAGCCAAGGCTCAGGGTGCAACAAGTTCTGCATCTGCTTTGACGGTACAGGCAAGAAACGCGGCAGCGGCTAATGGTTTTGGTAGTTCAATCTTGTTGAGCGCTAACATAAC